GCGTCGGCGGTACCCGCAACGGCGAGAAGAAGCAACGTTCCGGCCACGATGCCGGAAAACAGCCGAACCACGAATCGCATTGGGACGTCCCTCCCCGGTGTGCTCGCTGTAGCATTCCGGACCAGTCTGGTATCCTGTTTTCAGGATAACGGCGGGAGGGCATCTATGCAGCTCAAGGTACTCGTGGGCATCCGTCAGTCTAAGCGCAAGGAGGCATCCGAGAGCCCGGAGACGCAACGTCGAGCCTGCCTGGCATGGATCGGACAGCACCAGGCGGTCCTGGTGGGCGAAGCGTTGGACATCGGAGTCAGCGCCTCTATCTCCCCGTTCGACCGTCGAGACCTCGGGCCGTGGCTATCCGACCCGGACAAGCTCGCGCAGTGGGACGTACTACTCGTGTGGAAGATCGACCGTTTGGTTCGCTCTATGATCCACTTCTACGGCGAGCTGGTGCCGAAAACAATCCCTCTCGGCAAGCGCGTCGTATCGGCGTCGGAGGGCATCGATACCGACTCCAGTCATGACGCCGAGATCATGTTCAAGGTGTACTCGGCTCAGGAAGAGCTGAAGAAGATCAGGCATCGGGCGACAGAAAGCCGGGCCCGACTCCGAGAGTCTGCGCGGTGGCCGGGTGGCCCCCTGCCGTACGGGACGATCCCCGTCTCGCGCCCCGAGGGGGGCAAGGCGCTGGCAGTGGACGAGACGGCGCTGAACTGGATCATGGTAATGCGGGATATCCTCCGCGAAGGTGGCAACCCGAACACGGTAGCAACCTTCCTCAATCAGGAAGGCGTTCCTACGCCGTTGATGCGCCATGAGGAGATCATGGGCCGCACCCCGAAGGTCCGGTTCTGGACCCGTAGCCAGGTTTGTCAAATGCTTCAGTCTCGTCACCTGTTAGGCGAACTGCAACACCGGGGAGAGACCGTTCGCCGGGACGACGGGTCGCCGGTAATGATGATGTCCACCCCCGTGTTGACTCGTCCCGAATGGGATGAACTCCAGGTTCTCACGCGTCGGAATGCCCGAGGTCCGAAGAAGAACCGCAAGGGCGGTTCTATGCTGTTGCACGTAGCCTACTGTAATTCGTGTGGCCGTCCCATGTATTACCAAATTGGGCGTAATGGCCACCCGGACACCTATTATTGCAGTCGACGAACTCGTGCGGCCCGGCCGGATTGTTTCGCTGTTGAGTTCCCGGCGGATCTCTTGGAGGAGTTCGTGGGCGAAATGTTCCTGTCTGAATACGGGGATACGGAGATCGTGGAGCGGTCCGCGGTGGCCCTCGTTGACTACGACTCGCAGATCCGGGAGCTGGACGAAAAGATCGACTCACTGGTGGGGAACCTGGAACTACTGCCGCCGTCGGGCCGGGCCGCGGAGCGGGCCCGTGCCAACCTCGCGAAGCTGGAGGGTCAGCGAGAAGAGCTAGTCCAGCTCGCGCAGCAAGCCCAAGGCGTACGGGTGACGCATACCGGTCGCACCTTCGGGCAGGCGTGGGTGGAAGCCACCGCCGAAGAACGGGGGGCTCTCCTGCGTCGACACGGCATCACGGTTATGGTCCAGAAGCAACGGACGCGGCGAAAGCGCCCCGATGACCTGATCTTCCCCGACTTCCTGCGTATCGACTTCCCCAACCTCTGAGGAGACGAAATGGCCCTGTATGGCTACACCCGAGGGGGGTCCCCTGCGGTCGCCGAAATGAGGCGTCGAGGGTGCGATCCCATCTTCGACGACTGGAACGTGACATCGCAGCAAATGCCCGGACGGGCCTTCCAGCGACTTATCGACAGGGTGCAGTCCGGCGACACCGTGCTGATCCCAAGCTACGACCGGCTGACCCGCGACATGGACCGTCTCCAGTTCATCCTCGGAGCCCTGCGAGAGCTAGGCGTTCAGGTCGAGGTAGTAGACCCTTGACCGCTCTGTAGCCCCTCGGGTACGCTGGGCTCTGCCCGGCCAGGAGGTTCGAGTCCTCACCGGGCGGTTGTTCCCCGCGAGGGCGGTTCGACTCCGCCGCGGGGCTGACCCAGAAATGGGGCGCAAACACAGAAAAGCCCCCTACCTAGCCACTCGGCCGGGTAGGGGGCTTCTGTTGTTACTACTGGTTCGCGGGGCCTACGGCCACGCCGAAAGCCGCCAGGAGCGGGCTCAGGCCGCCCAGGAGGGCCGCCACGGTGTCGACGTCCAGGTGAACACCGAAGGCCGCCAGGAGGCCAACCACGGCCGCGGGCGACAGCCCGAAGACGGCCGCGAGGATGGCCTTGGTGTACCGCTGGATCTTGGCCATCACTCCGCCGTCCGGTTGTGGAGGTCGTCGTTGACGGCCTTCGCGAGAGCGGCGTAGTCGATGACCGGCGCCAGTGCGGCAACCTTGGCCGCCAGGGCGTCCAGGTCGACAGTGGCCTGCGCGGGGGCGGCCACTGCGGTCTTGATGTCCACCAGCGGCGGGAGCTGAACCGCGGCCTTCTGGTCGGCGAACGCGGGCTTACCCCCGAGTCCACGGGCGGCAACGAAGACCTCCGCCAGGATGTCCTTCACGGCCACTTCGTGCCCGTCCCACCATCGGACCTTGGTGTCCAGAAATTCCTGTGGGGTCATGTCGTCCTCCGGGGTGTAGTCGGCGATAACCAGGTTGCGGTCACAGAGGACACCGCCCACGGTTACCTGCGTGTTGTTGTCCTGCCAGAAATTCGCGTGCGGAACGAGGTCCGAGCGTCGGCCCGCCTGCCAGAAAGCGGAGGCGTGGCCCTTGGCGTAATTCAGCGCGTTGGCGAAGCCATAAGCACCCACCCGTTCCCGTCCGAGAACGGAGGCGGCCCCATCGAGATACGCCGTCCACGCCGACGGATTCGGCACGGTGGTCCTGTCGTTGGTGAAGAAGATGACGCCGGTGTAGCCGAGGTAATCGGCACCCGCCTTCGCCCGCGTGGCACGGTTCACGCCACCCTGGAACCCGGCGTCGGCGTCCGTCGTCGTGCCCTGGTGGACCAGCCGGACCGTCAGTCCGGCTGCCAGGTGGTCGCGATACTCCGCAAGGTTGGTGTGCTTCGTGGAGAGCAGATTCGGGGCGTCGATGTAGCGGATCACGCCGCCGTAACCGGCGGACTTGATCGTCGCCCCCGACAGCTTGGCTGCCGAGTAGTCGAGCCAGTACAAGGGAAATCCTTACTTGCCGAGTAGCTGAAGAAGGTCAGGGACCCACGCGAGGGCAGCGACGGCGAAGGCGAACCACGTAGCGCGGTTGTCCTTCTTGGCCGCCTCAGCGACAGCGACCCGGTGCTCAAGAACCGCGATCCGCGGTTCCTGGCGGGCCATGTAGCCGCGAACCTCGGTGGCGAGGGCGGTCATGTCCGCCCGGGTAGCCGCCAGGTCGTCGTGAACCGCCTCGCGCACCGCGGCCAGCTCCTCTCGGACGTACTGAAAAGGGTCGGGAGCTGTCATCAGACCGGCACCACTTCCACGTTGAAGCAGTAGTCACTGCGGGAGTTCAGGGGGCCCCACGTAGCCCCGCCCGCGGACCCCAGGGCGAGCAGGAAGTAGACCGTCTGCGTGCCGGTGTAGACCGTCGGGTTCGTCGTCGCCGGGAGCGCGAGATACCCGTTACCGCCGGGCGCGTTCACCGCGGAGACGAAGGCGGAAATCACGGCCCCCGCGTCCGGAGCCGCGGCGGGTCCGGTGAGGGTCGTATTGCCCACCCGGATACCGCCGTTGTGCGATCCCATCCAGGAGGCACCCATGCCGGTCAGGAACATCTGGCCCGAGGCGCGAATTCGGTAGCTCACCCCGGGGTCGGCGACGGTCACGGACGAAATCGTGTACTGCGTCGAGGCCGACCCAGAGAACGAGGCGTTAGCTCCCGATCCGTTGGCCGCAACCCGCGGGTACGAGACGGTCAGCTTCTTCGTCGGCAGCAGCGCGGTATCCACCGCGGTCGCCAGCGACTGCATTTGAGATGGCCCGTTAGGCGGGTCCGTCAGCGCCGGATACGGGATAGCAAAGTTTGGAGTGGCGGGCACGGGCGCGCCTTTCTAGAAGGGGATAACCACTAGGTTTCGTGATGCGAACGTCACGGGAACGGATGACACAGTCGCCTTGTATTTCGCTGTGAAAGTGTGCTGCCCGACGCCTACGCCGTCCGCAGCAGTCAGAAGCTGGGCTCGGGTTAGATCCTCTTGGAACCCTTCGGCGTAGTTGACCGTGCCCGTCAGTGGGGCGCAATACACAGTTTTGAAAAGGCCGACTATATTCGTCGTAGTGGAGCCGTTAGGTGCCGTCATATCCACCCGCATGTTCCCCCCGAAATAGTCGCCGAGGTTGGTTGCGGAGGCCCCCATGTAACACGAGGAGATGACCAAACACCGTCGAGAGGACCCGATGTTGACCGTAACCGACGGTCCAAACGTTGGTAGGTTGACCGGCGTTGTGCTCGTCGTCGATTCCAACGCGGCTATGAATTGGCCCTTGATCTGATTCGACTGGGAACCGCCCGGGGCTGTGATCTTCCCGAGGATGAAGTACGTCGACTGGAACCGAAACAACCCCACTACGTCGCCAGCGAAGTACGGCACGCCGATACCCGACTGGAACGTCTTTACGTTCGTGATGACTGTGTCGTTAACCAGGATGCTGTTCACGCCGGTGAGTTCGTCCCAGGACTGAATGACGCCCTGGTGGAATCCGATGTCGCCATTCCCGGAGGGGGGCGCCATAGCCGCCACCATGAGGGCAGCAATGTCGTGCGCGGAAGCCAAGACGTCTCCTAAGTCAGGTACTGTTTCCGGGTCTCAATCGTCATGGGGCTTCGAGCGTCCAGCGGGTATACGATCTTGTCGGCGATGTGGGTCTCAGCGACGGCCTTTTCCGAGTACGACACGGACAACACATCCCCGGCCTCAAGGGCCGGGTTGACGATCGTGCCCAGCGAGACGGAATACGGGAGACCGGTGCTCTTCCGCAGTTCTGCTCGGGCCGCCGTGACGCACTGGTCGTTGGTCTGGAGGAAGGTCGAGCTGAAGAATTTCGGTACCGGGCCGAAGTCGCCGGAGAAGTACGTCGGCGAACTGGGGTTGTCGTCGTAGGCGACACCGCGGACCGGTGGGTTCTCACCGGCTGCCTCGCCAGTAGCCACGACGGCGTTGTAGACGCCGTCTCGCGATAGCGCCCGCTTCATGCTGACCATGACGCCATTTCGACCCGCGTTGACCGTGTAGACGGCTGCCTTTGTGGGGTCGGGGGCGTCCTTGATCTGGAGACGTCCGGCGTAATCGAAGTACATGATCTTGCCGTAAGCGGTCACTAGATCCGAGAGGAACTTCAGCCGGTCCTGATCCATGATGTGCGAGATGCCCAGGATCGTGGTGCTGGCCGCGAAGTCGTACACCGCGGGAACACCCGGGAGGGCCTCGTTCAGGACGTAATCCACGACTGCCTGAAAGCTCGCCGTAGTGCCGAACTGAGTGGGCTTCAGCGGCCTGGCGTCCTTGATGGACGCCATCCGATCGCTTGCCGTAATGTGAATACTGCCGTTCGGCACGTGGTCCTGCTCCACGTCTTCGATACGGAAGTACCCCAGGCCAACCCATTCTGTCCCGCCGTCGCCGTACTCGATCCCGCGCTCGACGTAGATTTCCTGCCCGTACGGCGTTCCCAGGGATGTAGAGCTGGACGGCCAAGAGAACTCCGTCTCCAGCCGGAGCGTGGCGTTGACGTCTGCGTTGATATCCACGGTCACGTCACCCGAGATAATCGGGATCTCCGTTCCAGTGGGCGTGACCCCGACTTGGCGCGGAGAGACGATCCGCGCCCGAGCGACCATTTTGTGGCTCGAACGCACAACCGACAGAAACCTATCGGAAACCGGGCGCATCGGTTCATCCCTTTCGTTTACGGGACGATTACGGTGTCCCCCGGTGCGATTTGCGAAAGAAGGTCCGACCACGTCGGTTCGTCCGCGATGACGTCCGCCCACGTGGCGTACTCAGCGATGACGTCCACCCACAGGATCGTGTCGCCCACGAGGGTGCCGTCTGGCGCAGCAACTTCAGTCAGCGGCAAGGCGTACAGCCCCGTCTCATCCGACCAACTGGTGTCGCCCACGAGGACATAAGCGCTCGACGTGGGTTTCCCCGGCGGGATGTGCAGGTACATCACGTCACCGGTACCGAGAGTGTTGTCCAGCTCATCGCGTTCGGTGTAGTCCTCGACGAACAGCGTCAAGTTGAACTCTCGGCCCCCACGGACATCCGTCACCGCGATGGGCATCGTGCGACCAACGATGTCGAAGGAGCCCGAGCGGCTCTTCCTCGCCACCTGGATACGCTGGACCGGGTCTACCTTGCGGTTTAGGTTGGGGCGCAAGACGTTCTTCAGCCAGACGTCCACCATAGCTGGCGTGGTGCTGGCCGTCTCCTGAGAGACGAACGACCGCCGGTCTAGGTACATCAGCCGAGCCTTCGAGACGGCGGCTACGCCGCCGGTCCACGTGGTCGTAGACGCCAGGATGGTTCTCGCGTCCGTCGACGCCAGCGTCCGCCACATGATCTGAGATTCAGCGTTGGCGCCCGCGGTGTTGAACCCACCGGTGGGGTCGGCCTCGAACTGCACCGTCGGCAGGGAAGCACCCGTGCCGGTGGACTGCTTCCACTCGTGCATCAGCCATACAACGCGGGTACCCGCCGTTGCGCCACCTGGGGTCGCCACGTTCTGAGCCGAGGCGTTCGTCTGCAAGGCAACGTGCGTGGGCGGGTTCGCGTTCGACCACGCCGTGATGATGGCGGAGCACGAATCGCCCGCGGCGCCTCCGCTGAAGGCCACCGAAGGGGCCGCGTCGCCGACCTGATACGACCGGTAGAACGTCGCCATGTGGCTGGCGCCGTTGAGGACCCGAGTCCACCCGGTCGGGGTCGTGATGGTTGCCGACGTATTCCTGTGGCTGACGCTAAGCACCAGCATGTCGCCTGCGGACACCCCGGCGGGAATGGCCGGGTTGAGGGTGACGTTGTTGCCGGTGGCGAAAGCTCCGGCCCCGATCCGCTGGACGTCCGCCGTGTCGACGTAGGACACCCGGTAGTAGTTGGTGACGCCTGCCGCGAACTCGAAGTCATTCAAGGTGCATGCGCCGGAAGTCAGACCCACGGTCTGACCCCCGCGCACCTGAGTCCACGTGATTTGATCCGTGGACCGCTCGAACAAGGCGTAATCCGCGGCGGCCGGAGCACCCGTCACAGCGAGCTGAATCCGGGCGAGGTCATCGTTGTAGGTGGCAGTCAGTGTCACCGCAGCTTCCCCGTCCCCTGTCGGACCGCGCGAGCGGTGTCCCTGTCGTTCCTACGGATTTCCGTCCGCGCGATGTCCCGAACCGGCTCGCCGTCGAGGTAGACGTAGACCGCCGTATCCCCGCCGCCGGAAGCGGCGTTCAGCATCATGTCGAGCTTGGACAGGGGGATAACGGCCTCCGGACCGGCCTCTCCGATCATGGCGAAGGTGGGCCTGTCGACGACGCCACCCTTGGCGAGCATCGGGATATTCGGAATCGCCGGGATACCGACAGCGCCCGTCACGTTGTTTACGCCGTTGATGGCGCCGTTAACGACCCGAATAACGCCGTTGATCGCGGACTTCGCCGCGCTCACGATGCCCTCCCAGATGCTTGAACCGAAGTCCTTAATGCCCTGGAAAACCCGGCCGATTCCGTCCTTGAAGCTATTCCAGATATTCGTGATGGTGTTAACCGCGGTCCGCACGGAATTGATGAAGCCATTCCAAACGTTGGAAACGTAGCTGCTGATTCCGTTCCAAAGCCCGGTGAAGAAACCCTTGAACCCTTCCCACATGATCCGGAAACCGGCAACTGCGAGGTTCCAGATATTCTGGAACCACGAGACCACGCCTTGAATCGACGCGGTGATGCCCGTCCAGAGGTTTGTGAAGAAGTCAGCGATGCCCTGCCATACACCCTTGAACCAGTCCGTTACGGTCGTCCATGCCGAAGAGAACCAGTCGAGGACGATTTGAATGCTAGCGGTTATCCCGGTCCACAGGTTCGTGAAGAAATCCGAGATCCCCTGCCATACACCCTTGAACCAGTCGATGACCGCGTTCCAGGCGACCGGGAACCAGTCGACCACTGCGGCGACGGCATTCTTGATCCAGTTCCAAATCCCGATGAAGAAGTCCCGGAAGGCCGCGCTCTTGTTCCACAGCGCGATGAACCCGACAATCAGGCCAGCAATTAGGGTGATGATCAGCCCCACCGGGTTCGCGGCCATAGCCGCGTTCCAAGCCCACTGGGCTACCGTGATGGCCCCGATGCCGATAGCGATGGGAGCCAAGACCGGAAGCAGTGGCTGGATAAACTCCATGAACTTCTGGAGGACCGGCAGGAGGCCCGTCAGGGCCGAGGCCAAGCCTTCCTTGAAGGACCGGGAAAGGGCCTCCATTTGATTCTGAAGGCCGCCCTGGATGTTTCCGGCGACGCGGTCCGCGGCGCCAGCGACGTTGTCCATCCCACCCGCTGCTGCCGCGCTGGCTGGGTTCATCGCGAACAGCGCCTTGCCGAGGTCTTCAGCCTTCGTCCCGAAGAGGTTTACGGCCGCCTGGGACTGCGCCACCGGGTCCTTGATTCCTCGGAGCCCCGATAGGACTTTCTGAAACATCGCTTCGGCAGCGGGTCCGCCCTTGCCGATTTCCGCGGCTGCCAGGTTGGCATCAAGGCCGATCGCTTTGAAGCCCGCGGCAGTGGTTTTCGACCCGTCTACCGCCCGGATCGAGAATTCCTTGATGGCGTCGGCGACGAAGTCCGCATTGCGGGCGCCTGCTCCGAGGGCCTGATTGATCAGGCCGATTGCCGTGGGGCCGTCGAGCCCGAGCTTCTGAAACTGGCCGGAGTACTCCGTGATCGTGTCGAGGAAGTCCTGACCCGAGTTCACGCCGGACTGAAAGCCCGCGGCAATTTGATCCATGGCCGACGCCATATCCGGCGCGAGGCCGGTACGAACAAGCTGAGCAGCCGCCTGGACTACGCCAGGAACCTCTTCGCCGAATTGCTGGGCGAGAGCCTGAGCTTGCTTCGTGACGTGTTCTACGCTGTCGTCCGTGCCGAGTTCATTCAGGGCTCGGCCGACGGCCCCGGCTGCCTCGCCGACCTGGGACAGCGATTCGCCCCAGCCGGACGCGAACAGCTTTCCGGCCGCATCGGCGGATTCCTGGGCAATCGGACCGATGAGTCCGAATTGCTGCTTGAGCGTGCTCGGAAGGGACGCCTGTTCCACCGAAAGGTCAAAGGCGTCCTTCACCAGGTTGATTCCGCCGAAGATGGCGAGTCCCCCAGCGAGGGATTTCGCCCCCGCGGCGAAGGAGTTCTTGAAGCCCTTCGACCCGGCCTCGCCACCCTTCTTGCCAGCCTCTTCGCCAGCGGCGGCCACAGGGCCGCCGAGCTGCTCCGCGATGGCCGCCTTGCCGCCCTTGAACGTCGGGATCAGGGAGACATAGGCGGACGCGATTTCAGTCGCCATGTTGAGTGTGCTCCCTGGTGTTCTGGAGGGCGTCTAGGATGGTTTTCTGGTCGACGGTCGGAGCCTGCGAACGCCGCTCCTCTTCCGTCTTCCACGGCCGCGGATACGGCTGGAGCTGATTCCGCTTCTTCGGGTCAGCGTTGGCCGCCAACGTCAGGTCATAGAGGGAGGCGATAGCTTGCACCTCGCGAGAGAACGGGCTGGCCCACCCGTTCATCGCGGCGCACGTGTGGGACGTTGGATCTCGGACAAGCTGGGAGATGAGATCCCAGCTTTCCGACCATGGAACCGTCCCATCAAAGAGGGCAGACAGCCCGAGCCCGAAACGGGCTCGGAAGTCGTAAGCCAGTTCCTCCGGATAATCCCCGACGACTTCGAGAACTACCGCGATTTTCCCGGGTTCACCCCGCCGGAGTTCAGCCAACGAGAAAGGATGTCCGAGAACTCCGCGGTGGTCTTCTCCCGCAGGGCGTCCCGTGCCGCCTTGGACACCCGGGGGGACTTGAGAGTAGCGAGGCCGAGACGAAGGCCATCCTCTTCGGTGCCGCTCTCCACGGCATCGATCATGACCCCCGCGGGGACGTCCTTCGCGCACTCGGCTGCCGACGGAAGCGAGTACTGCTTACCCTTGTGGTGAAAGGTGAAATCGCCGTTGGCCACGCGCTGAACGTTGGCCTTGCGGTTGCTGTGGTTACGGGACATGCGCGGGTTCCTAACTAGACTGCGCGGGAAGGAGATCGGCCGGGCGGCCCCGCGCGAACCACCCGGCCGAAGACTTACGGCGTGGTGTCGAGCTTTGTGATCCACTTCTTCGCGGACCAGCCGTTCGTCCCCGGGTAGCCGGTGATGGTCACGTCGTAGCCGACAGCGTCACCGGACGTCAGGGAGAGGTCTCCGACTTCCATGACCTCCGCGGACGGAAGGAAGAGCCGCACCAGGTCGGAGCCGTCGACGTAGTCCACGACGATCATTCGCCGTCCGCCGGTCTTACCCGGGCGGATCTCCACGCCACCGTCCACCGCGGAAACGGTGTCGCCGTAGAAAAGCTCGACGGAGTTCTTGTTCGTCTCGATCATCGTGAACTGAACCGTGATCGAGGATTCGGTGACGACCGCTCGGACGACCTCGCTGTTCTGCCACGCGACGATCGTCTGCGTGCTTCGGTCGCGGGTCTCCGTCACGCCGTCCGAGGAGATGTAGCCGACATCCTTGAATGCGGCATCCAGGGCGGTGGTCGCGTCGGTCGGAGCGGTGGAGCCCGTCGGGGCGTAGGAAACCGCGCCGGTAACCGCAACGGAAACGTTGGCTGCGTTGAGCGCCATTTAGGCGTCCTTTCACGCCCTTTAACTTGTCCCGCGTCAGCGGAGAGATACAAGTAATCGGGCTGGCTAAAGCACCACGCCGCGGAACGCGATAGTCGTGGTGAAAACGTAGCGGGATTGCGCGGAGACCCCGTCGGGGAAATTGGTCAGGCCGACTAGTTCGTCTACCCGATAGCACTGGACGCCGTCGATGACTCGTCCTGCCAGCCCGAAAATCAGGGCACGTACCGTTCGGCCCAGATCACACGCCGACTTGTCGGTGTTCCCCCAGACCTCGAACCCGATAGTCGGAGCATCGACAACAAGATTCCGCCGCGTGCCGCCGACACGCGGCACAAGAACGAACGCCGTAGGCCGCGGGTTGGGGACCCGCGTGTGGGCCGTGGCCGCGATTCCTCGGGCGGCGAACTGGTCGGTCAGGTAGTTGACGAGGAGGTCTTCCGCGTCCGGGAAGAGGATCGGCTCTGTCATCCGGACCGCCCGGCGTCGATAGCCCGCGTCAGCGCGCGGTCCTTCGCCTCGGCCTTACGGGACTCGAAGTCCGTCGTCCGGACGGATGCTCGGGCGCGGTTGGGGCCGCGCTCCCAGTCGGATTCGAACCCCGGGCCCGCGGCCTCCGCGATGGCGTCGGCCCGGTCCGCCAGGTCGGCTAGAACTCCTTCAGATTTCAGGAGTTCCTTCACGCCAGCGGGGTTCAGCTTCAGCTTTTCCAGCGCCATCAGCCATCCACCCGCTTAAGCTCGATCTCGTCATGGGCCAGCGCGCCGGTCGGTCCAACCCATCGCTGGATGAATCCGTCGACCTCGTAGTCGACGGCGTCGACGCGCACCCGGTCGTATTCGGTGATGTCCACGCCGGGCGGCGTGATGAGCCGCCAACGGCGGATGACTGCGTCCCTGTTCGTCCTGTCCCTGAGGATTTCCTCCGAGGGGATCGGCTGGAAGACACAGCCGGATACGTCCAGCGTGGACGGCGAGGTCCACACCTGGATAGTGTCCCCCCGCTCGACGACCGTGGTTGCCCGCAGCCGGGTGACTGTCTTGCGGCCGAAGGAAACGACGCTCACGGACGCCACCTAAGGGGGGCGGGCCGAAGGACGGTCGTCCGAGGAATCCTCGGGTAGATCTTCCGAAGTTCCTCTTCCTCGCCCGTAGTCAGCCCCGACGACGCGTTGAAAGCCTCGACGCCCCACGTGACGGCCTCAGCGCCCGCCTGCTCGGTGCGGGCGCCCGCGGCCACGGCGTCGGGAACTCCCGACATGCGAGCCGCGATAAAACACACCAGTTCCACCAGGTCATCCGGGACCGGGTTGAATCCGTGGGTGTACGTGACGGTCAGCGGGCCCCGTCGAGGGGCACACAGCCACGGTCCGTCGACTTCGAAGGTGACGGGGTTGGCGTCCTTGTCCACGACGGAAGTCACTGCCACCACGGGCCGCTGAGGCAGCAACCACGGGCCGCTGCCCGATAGCACCGTGGACGACGTGGACTGCGTGATCTCCTGCCGGAGGAATCGACGCACACGGGCTGAGGCCCGTACGTACCAGGTATCCGCGATGACGGGGTAGCCGTACGCCGTTGCGTCGGCCTGCGTAGCCAGAACAGGCAACACAGCTACCTCCTAGGTCAGTTCTTGCGGGGACGACCCGGACCGCGTCGCTGGGCCTCCGGGGTGGTCCCCGCCGACGGCTCTTCGGTTTCCTCTTCCGGCTTCTCTTCGGGTTCCGAGGCGGTCTCGGACTCGACCGGGCGGACCTTGACGCTGTCGAGGTCCTCGCGGCGAACCAGCTTGCGGAAGTACTCGATCTTCTCGGCGTCCCGCTCGTCATCCAGGAGGAGTACGACGGTGTTGCCGGTGTTGTTCTTGACGGAGACGTGAACGTACGCCATAGGGATGTCCTTTTCGGATGAAGGCGCGAGGGCGCGGGGCGTTAACCC